TCTAAGCGGTAGAGACCAACAGCACAGAACAACCTGAATTTACACACCTCTTGCCCCAAAAAAGGGCAGGAAAGAGAGAGGGAGAGCAGGCTGTTGCCGTGAGTAGTGTTACGTAGTCCAAAGAAATAGAGTGATCTAGATCACAGAATTATCCTTGACAGACACGTATACTATACTCGTGAACAACAAACTATATCTCAAAATACTCCACCCAAATTGGGAGTTCCTCTATCACTACAAAAAGGTGTTGTAAATTACGAAAAAGAATCTCGGCTGTGTGTTGGTTGGTAGATAAATTAATAAATGAAGCAAAAAGATGGGGGGAGGGAGCCTTAGGGTATCCCTCCCCCCAAACGCTACTGCGCGTTGAAAGAGCAAAACCTTTGGTAGCGGTCTACTCTATTCCCTCCAACTCTGCCACACGCGCCTCTAGGCTTGTAATGCGCCCGCGCACCTCTGCTGTGTAGCGTGTCTCTTCCTCCACCAGCATATCTATAAAACCGCGTACCTCACTGTGCGGCTTCGTGTCCAGATAGTTCATCAAGTCCATCAAAAGCCGTTTGCTAATCACACTTGCCTCTTGTTCCATCGTTACTCACTCCTCTTCTTAGGTCAAAAGCCCGAACGTCCGCAGACAGTCGTAGGCTTTCTGAATCATGTTCTGTTCCGTTGTGGTGTAGGTTGCGCCTGCGGTAGAAGCACCCCCTGTCTGTTGTGTGGTCGGCGTCTTATTGAAAAACCCCAAGGAAGTCCCACTATGTTTGAATGTTGCGTCTACCGTAAGGCTCCCTGATGTTCTCAGCACACTTGCGCTATCCCGATACAGAAGCGCATCCACAATCATCAAGCCCGCGTTTGCGCCACCGCTTCCGAGTGTCACACGCCCCGCATTCGTGCCTTTCGTAGTCACCCCAAGCCACTCCGTAGAGCCTGAGCGAATCGAGACATTCGGGCGGTTTGTAGAACTGCTTGCGTCCGTCTCAAGCGTCAGGAGCGAACTGCTTCCGCTTCCTGTCATGGCAAGGCGCGAACGCTTGCCCTCCCCGCTGTTTTCGCTCATCTCATACGCCAGAACGTCACTGGTTGAGGTCGCATTCAGGCGAACACGACGGTTCGCAGTTGTGTAGAAGGTCGAAGCCACATTCGCATTCAGGTCGAGGTTCCCAAACACCGTATCGCCCCCCCTCGAGACCCCATAGGGTGATAGAGGCGCGTTGTAGTACGTCCAACCCACCTGCAACAGTTGGAAGTAGGTTCCCGAAGCGAAGTCACTAAAGGTCAGACGTAGGTTCGTCGTGCCATACAGAGCCGTGCTTGTAACGAGTGCGTTATCTCCTCCTTTCAGGTTTGTGTAGGTTGTGTAGGTCGTCCAAGTTGAGCCGTTATCGGTAGAGTACTCCACCACCACCTGCCGCGCAAAGTAGAGAACGTGCTGACTGAGGAGTAGTTCCCTCATGTAAGACCACGCCGTCGGCAGATTGACCCGCACCTGAATGGTTCCGCTAGGGCTGTTCCACGTCAGTGGGTTTCCCGTGTCTTTGTACAGGTCTGCGGAGATACCCGCCGACGCCGAAGGAGTGAGAGCCGTAGAGCCTCCCACCGATTCGAGAAACACCATGCGGTTTCGCGAATAGTTGAAGACCGACTTTGCGGTATCGTACTCATTGAATCCGCCGACACAGAAGCCCTCCAGTTGCCGCAAGCCCACACTCTGCACAGGGCTACCAATAAGGTCGCTTGTAATGGTCAGTTGGTTCGCCGCATTTCGATAGACCCGCACTTCGTCGCCAATCAGCAAGCCCCCAGCAGAGCCATTCGTGGGCAGTTTCACCTGTAGGTTAAAGGTGGTTGCGGCAAGACTACCCGCGTCCAGAACCTTGTAGGTGAAAACACTATCGTAGCGGTTCAGCCCGATTTGAGCCTCGTTTCCGCTATAGTTACCCACCTCAATGGCACGATTACAGACGCTCACCACACTCGACTTTCCTGTCACGGCGTCTCTGCCAAAGTTATTGCTCGAAATGGTTCCTGTGTTGTTTCCCACCGAACTCGCGGCGTAGATACGGATACCCATCCCCACATTCCCTACCGTATTGCTCCAGCAGTCCACGATATTGTTGCCCGTAACCGTATAGTGGCGGTTCTCGTGGGAGAGAACGATACCACAGCAGGCAGGCTCAATAAGCGTGTTTGAGGCGACTACCAAGCCCATCGTCGTTCGGCAGTAGACGGCACCACTATTTTGAAGCGACTGGTTCCCATGTCCATAGATCGTGTTGCCCGTGATGGCGATACGCTCTGCATACTCCGCAACAGTCGTTCCATTCTGCGCCCCCGTGATGGAGATACCGAAAGTACAGCTTCCGTCTGACCTCCCAGAGATAACATTCCCGCAAACCGTTATGTCCTTTGGGGCAAGGAGCTCTGTGCCACCACTCTCTTGCGCGTAGTTGACCACAATAGCCCCATAGCAGTTTGTGATGACGTTATCTGCAAAGGTGATATACTGCCCACCATGCGTATCCAAAGCCTCCCAAACCACGTCCTGAATGCGGTTATTTGCCACATTCCAGTAGGTTGAGCGCGGCTCATTTGTTGTATCCGAACTGCCTGTGCGGGTAATAACAACACCATAGACCGACGTGTTCACTCCGATGGGTGGGCTAGCCGTCGCGTCGCCAGTCGCATCTCCCACGATATTTTTGATGGTACAGCCCGTCACCCAACCATGATTACAGCAGACCGCTTGCACCCCTGCCTCATTCAGGTTTTGCAGGAGACAGTTCTCCACACGCACACTATCCACAAACTGCACCTGAACCCCAATACTGCCCCAGTTTTGGATCGTACAGTGGCGAATGGTGAGATTGTTGAGGCGGTCGGTGTTCGCGTTGCCGTTCGCCTTAATCGCGTTCTCACCGCCGTTCCAGGGGCGATACTTGACGTACTGCTTTCCTGTCAGGGTCAGCCGCTCAATGATAACGTCGTTGTGAAGCACATTGAAGCACCCCTGATCCGTTGTTGCCTGCCGAATCTCCACGCCATCTGTAGAGCCGCGCAGAGTCAGGCTTCCCAAGACGTTCAGGTATGCCGTGATTTTGTAGAACTGGCTCGGCTTTGGCAGAATCAGCGTGCCGCCGTTTGGAGTTGCGGTCATGGCGGCTTGCAGGGCAGAAGTGTCGTCTGTAGAGCCATCTCCCACCACCCCAAACCAGAGCGCGTTATAGTCCCCTTGAAAGACTCTCTCCCACACCCAACCTGAAGTTGCACTCGCAAACGTGGTTCCGTTATTGGGAGAGTTTCCCGTCTGGAAGGCACGAAAAAAGCCCCCTCGGTTCGCGTCCGCAATGAAGACAATGGCGTTTGCCTCAGCGGGAAGCGTGGCAAGATCAGAGACACTGCGCCCCCGCACGTCCACATTGATACTCTGCCCATTTTGGGTGAGAACCGCTGTGCGCCCCGAAGTAAGAGCCACATTCCCCACCAACCCCGAACCCGCGTCTGCCGCAACGGTCAAGACCGCGCCGCTTCCTGCCCGTGACGTACTGCCCCCACTACTCGCCACTGCCGTCCCCGTAGTACCTTTTGGCACATTCGCAGTTAGTTTACGAAGCAGGTTCGCCAAGTCCGGGCGTTCATTATTCAGGTCTATTTCAGCATCAAAACTCTCCCCCACACGATACCGAATCCGCGAAGGAAAAAGCGGCTCCGGTGCGTCTGGCAAATTGAGGAGTTTCACTTTGCCTGCCAAGCCAAGAGTCGCAGTGATCCCTTTGAGAGTTAGTTTCGCCTGCACCGCCGGCACAGCGTGCGCCCGAAAATACGACTTGCAGTAGGCATCAAGGCTATCGAGGTCACGGATATGCTCAACACTCTCCTCTTTCTCTCGAATGCCATAGGTGCTGATACTCCCTGCCGCCTCCGTCCCAATGTCACCAGAGGTGTAGTCTGTCACACTCCGCACCGCCTCAAAGGTGTTGCCTGTGTAGAAGACACTCTGCGGAACACTTGTCCCCTGCGTCACCATCACGGCATCAAGATAGACAACCCCCTCATTCAAGAAACGAACAAACGGCTCTAACTTGTTGCAGTTCTGCCCGACCGTCACGCTAAACTCATAGCGCGTCCAAGTCGCCGTAGTGGGCAGAGTCTGCGTTGCGCCCATGTCTTCCTGAAGTTGCGTGCTATCCGAAAACTGCCTCAATCCCAAGCGGATTTGTGGTGCAGTTGTGCCTTCCGAAAGAAGCCATGCGGTGAAATAGTAGGTCTTACCGGGCTGAACGTCAATCGCCTTATCGGTGCGCGTGCAGATTTCGGTATAGCCCCCCACCCCCGTTATGGTAGCCTGTGCTTTTAGCGCAAAACTGCCCTCGTATGCGTGTGTGTCGTCGCGCCAGTCAAGGGTACTCAAGAAGGCATCGGAACTTGTGCCTACGCGCCAGCCGTCCGCCGTCACCTGAGAGACCACACACGTCGCATCGTCAAGGAGTAGGTGATAGGTGTCCTGATTCCCCACAAAGAGAGTCACCTGCTCAAAGGTTACGGTGATCTGTGTGACACTCTGATTTGTGGGCGTACACTCAAAGGAGTACTGCACCCAGTTTGCGGTATCAGGCGTGATGGTAGCACTGGTGAAGGTCTCCATCACTACCCCAGTGGCATCTTTCGCCTGTACCTTAATGCGAAAATCGCGGTACTCACTGGTATTCCCGTCCGCTGTCTTCTGCCGCGCCCATGCGGCGACTCGCACTCTCTGCGGAAAGCCGATCTGAACCGTCTGCGAAAGCGTGTTTGCTGATGGTTGCATACTGGCAAAAGAGTAGTAGTCCAAAACTACCCAAGCGTTACCCGCATGAGACAGATTCGCGCCTCCCACATTCGGGTACACATAGACTTTTGCGCCTGTGCTAGAACTTCCCGGCTGGCTCCACCCTGTCGCATAGAGTCCGTAGGTGGCGTCCACATCCTCAAACCCCGCGTTTGTGAAGAGGTTGTTCTTGTTATCGTCCACAGAGGAGCAGTTTTCAAAGCTGGCGTTTGGAGCAAGATTCGCAGGATCAGCACTCCCACCGGAGACATAGACCTTGTTCACCACCTGAGTCACATCACGCGGATAGACAAAAGCGTTTACATCTTTCCCCACACTGTAGCGATACGCCACCTCCTCAGAACGAGGGCGCAGATAGAGCCTATCGTCTCCATTGGAGTCCACATCACAGCCCCAGATCAGTTGCTGAGGAGCCATGTCTATCAGTTGGTTAAACGCCTGTGAAACGCTCTTCCCCTTCGCACAAAACTCCGTCAGTTTTATTCCGAGTGCCGAGACGCCCGTTGTGTCCAAAACAAGATTCGGAAGCCGCCCCGCAAGCACCACATACTCTACTACCACGTCCTCAAACACCTCAGCGATATTGGTCGGGCTGGCGTAGCAGTAGCAGTGCCGAACCAGATAGCCGTTCAGCCTGTCCATCAGTCCATACAGGTTGATTGTCCACTTTTCCGCGTCCTCAAGGCTCTGTTGGGGTTGCAGAGCGTAGCCCCGATAGACCCTATCATCGAACGCATAGATGTCTACAAACTCTGTTCCCTCAAAACCCAATGCGTCCCACCCCGCAAGAACCGTCAGGCTTCCGTTTTGAAAACCGCCCCGCTCTCCTACCTCAAACTGCGCCTCTGTGATAAAGTTTTGGGGAAGGCGTTTCCGCTTCCCCATTTTGTCGTAGAGCCGAATATCCAGTTCTCTTGTTGTTGTCATCGTTAGTACCACCTTGCCTTATGCGAAAGGGAGAGGTTGCTGATCGTTCCCGCCGTGTAGTTCACCTGAAACGTATTACTTCCCACTTCCAGAGAGGGGAAAAGCCCATCAAAGAGAGCCGTCTTGTCCACTCCGCTGATAGTGATGCTCTGCTCTAGCGTGTCTATGAGGATAACCTCTCCCCCCGTCACACTGCCGTTCAGCGTGAAACTCTCTCCTGTTGTGTTGTTCAAAACGGTGCAGGAGAGCGTCACTGCCCCACTGCCTCCCACCGTGAGAGAGAGAACGGGTGCGGCGGGCGCATTCCCTGCGTTGGTTGTGTTTAGGGTCTGCCCGCTGGCGGTAATAGTGCGGCTATTGGTCGTGTCCGAAGCCGCGTACTGATAGGGATCGGGAGTGACAAAGGAGAGACGCACTCGCGCAAAACGGGCGTACCCTGTTCCCTCATAGTTCACCTCAAAGTCTCGCATTTGTGCTTTGCGCCAAAGCCGATCCGCCTCAAAAGAGAGGCTCTGCTCCCCTTGAAGCCCCGCCTTCAGCGCATCTATCTGCGTGCGAAGTGAGGCTCCTGCGCTCTCAACTAGCCCCCCTTCTAGGCGTATCACCTTCTCGGTAAGGAGCCGTGTGCTTGCTCTTGCGCCTGTTGTGCGTGCCAGTTTTGCCACGCTGATTCCCGCCTCTCCCGGCTCCTGAATGGGATAGAGCGTTACAGGCAGAGCGTAAGAGCCAAAAGTTGGTATGTAGGTCATCGCTTAAAGGCTCCTTCTCAGTTCGCGCTGAAGTTCTAGCGCAATGCGTCGCCCCACCTCACCATAGTCTGCCGCGTTCCCCTGCCCCGTGTAGTGAACGTTCACCGTCGTCTGATAGGTGGGGGAGGCAGAGACGGGCGTAGAGATTCCTCCACCCCGTTGCGCCTGAAACGAGTCTGCACCGCGCCGAAAATGCTTTGCGAAATCCCATCCCCATGTCTGGGCAGTGCGGTCGTTTGCGGCATCATCAAAGCCAAACATTCCGCCCACAATGTCGAACACATTTCCGAAAAGCCCTCCCACAAACCCGCTCGCCTGCGCCTGTGGCTTTTTGCGAAAGGCAGAGGCAAGCGCACTCTCCAAAGAGTCAGAAAGGAGGTTCGTGAGCGTGCGAACCACAATATCGCCAAAAATCCCCGTAACACCCTTTCGCAAAGAGCGGCTCAATACCGAGAGGCTCTCGTTGCTCAAGGTCATCAGCGCATTTTTTACAGAGCCGCTTCCTTGATCGATTCCCTGCGCCATCGAGTCGGCTCCCAAAGCCCCCTGCCCCCGAAATTCGCGCTTCATCACCTCGTTATCAAGTTTGTAGAGCCGCTCATAGGTCTTTTGCCACTCTGGTGACGCCTCCTGCAAAGCCTGCAAACGCTCCTGCAAAAACGCCCGATACTCCTCCAAAGAGAGGCGCCCCGTGCGGAACTCAAAGGCACGTAGCCGCTCCAATTCGCGCATTCGCTTCTCGTTCTCTTCTGCCTCCGCCTCTCCCCGCTCACGAAGCGCATCCATAAAGGAGAAGTCACCTGAAAGGGCATTGCTGAGGCTCTCCATACCGGGCGCAACTTCGCGCATGGCGGCGGTGTTTCTGCGCCGTTGAATGTCCAGAATCCGCGTCTGATAGAGCAGAGCCGCCTCACCGCGAGTAACAGGATTCTCACTACTCCGAAACGTAGTATCAAAATCGCGTTGCGCCTCCAATGCCTCTCGCTGAAAGCGCGTCATCCCCAGTTTTGCGCGTGCATCTTGGAGGCGTTGCTGTTCACGTCGCTCCGACTCTGCGATATTTTGAAGGCTCAGATCGCGCCGCCGTGTTGCTGTCTCTTGCGGAACTCCCAACGCGGTATCGTCCTCATAGCGCAGATACGCCTTGAGGCGATTCGCGTCCGCTTTGTCGTGCGTCATCCCAAAGACCGCCGCCTCTGCCTGTCGCACGGCTCCGCGCACCCCTGCCGCCATCTGACGCGCCGACTCCTGAATGCCTTTGACCAAACCCTGCCCCAAACGCGCTCCCATGCTATTGCCTGCCTGCTCGGCAAGCCCCACCATCTCACTACTGAAACTGCGAATCTGCGAACGTGCCGCCCCCACATCACGCCGTAAATCCTGCAAATTTAGCCCTATGGTCGCCTGAAGGCTTCCCAAATTCACTGTCTCTGCCATTGTTTCACCCCTTCGGTTCCACCATCATCATATAGCGCACAGGGTGCGCCGCCATAAGCCTAAGAGTCGCCTCCAACTGAAGGTAGGTCATCTCCCCGATCTCGGCATACGTCCACCCCATGCGCACCGCCACCTGCCAGATAACTGCCGACCAGTCTGGCTCTAAAAAGCCGGGGGGTCTCCCTGCTCACCCTCCTGTGCCTTCCAGCCGGTCGCCCGTGCCACAATCTCCTGCACCTCATGGGCATCAAAAGCCGCCTCAATCTCCTCTGCGGTCGCGCTTCGGAGAGCCTGCCCCTCCTCCACACACAGCACGCACTGCGCCAAAGCGATCAGCGCATCGAGATAACGCTCCTCTGCATCGGGAGCCTCTACGGGGATCGCGTCCAGTACCCGCTTCACCTGAATCAGTTGCCTCTGCTGTTTCAGTTTTGGGGGGCGCACCACGAACCTGCCCACTGCGGTGATGATCTCCTCACTTATGTCACCCAGCATAATCTCTAACGACACCGCTTTCTGAACCGCAGGCTTTGCATCGGGTATGTCCCCAAAATCGAACGCCTCCGGGTTTTTTGCTATCTTCTCTTGTAAAAGGATCGCCTCTTTAGGCGTGTTGCTCTGCTCTGTAGTCATCCTTGTGCCTTTCTAAGTGCCTCATCCCACATTATGAAACGAGGGCTAAATCTCCCCCTTTGCTAAGCTCAGAGGGGTATGTATGAGGGGTTTTGAGAGGTAGGAAGGCTCTTTTTACCCACCCCCTCTGTGTCTCCCCCTCAACTAAGGGGGAGAGGCTCACCTCTCAAAGGTCTATCTGTATTTCAAAAGACTCTTTCAATGCCATGTTTTACATACCCCTCTGAGCCTTCGCTAAGGGGAGGCTTTCCGCTCCACTGTCAACAAGTTCCGTTTACCAGTTACTTTTGAGGATTAGAGACGCCTTCCAATACCGTGCATTTGCCTTGCCCCTTACGAAGAGGAAAGGCTGGAAAGGGGTAAACTATATCTGCGCCTTCCACTTCTGCAAAAACCGCATTCGGTTCGGCTCTGCCTCAGAAGCACGTACCCCGCTCGACGTGTGGGCATCATGCACAACACTCACCTCAGCGGTAGCCATAACCTGAAACCCCTTTGCACGCGCCTGAAAGCAGTAGTCCACGTCCTCATAAAAGAGAGGAAAACGACTATCCCAGCGTATCGAACGCCACACATCCGGGCGCACAACCATGCACGCCGTCTCCACATAGTCCACCAAAACCCGACCACGCTCTAACAGGCACGGCACGGAGCCGCCATTCAAAAAGAGGCGATTGCCCACGTTTTGAAGTTTGCCCGAAGCGTAACGTTTGAGAGGGGCAAGCACCCCAACGGCAGGCTCTTCCGCAAAAACCCTCTGTAGTCCTGTCCACCAGCCTCTAGGAACCACAACGTCGTTATCCAGAAAGGCGATATAGCCGTCCCAGCGAAGCGTATCACGCAGATACTCCACAGCAACCTGCCGATTCGCGCTCACATTGCCCCCCGAAAGCGGAAGAAGCATCACACTCTCTCGCTCTGCCCAAGCCCGCGTCTCATCTGTAGAGCCGTCATCTGCCAAGACAATATGCGCCACCCCACAACTCGCCCGCAATGCCCGCACCGTCTCCTGCGTCTTGTCAAGATGGTTGTGGGTTGTCACAACGACGGCAAGCGGCTTCTCCGCCACCTTGCGCGGTTTTCGGGATACATTTGTATCCTGAACCTCCTCAACAACCTCCAAAAGCCGCTCTCCCAAAGCCGTCAAGCCATACGCACGCACCGCACGCTCTGCCAACGCCTCCCCCTCTTCCACTTTCCCCGCACAGATGCGCTCATAGGCACGACGCAGAGTGCGTTTCAGAGTCTCTACCTCACAAGCGTGCCAGCGGTTATCAGAGCCGTATATCTGCGGAAGCAAGCCCACACTCGAAACAGGGCGGCAAGGAATCTTCATGCCACCCAGAGTAGTCAGCACATCTTGCGCCCCACCCCCATCCAACCCAATGACCGGCACACCGCACATCGCCGCCTCCACATACGGCAACCCAAACCCCTCCGCAGAGGGCAAAACATAGGCATCGCCAGCACGATAGAGGGCTGACATCTGTGCCTCACTCAGGCTCTCCTTAATAACCTCCACCCAAGACCCCATCGCACGACACCAACTCGCCAACTCCTCCACTTCAGCGGCGCGAGTCGGCTTCACCAGCAAGCCCACGCTCTCCCCACGAAACTCCTCCGCAAACGCCTGCAAAAGAACCCGCCACCCCTTCCGCTCACAGGTCGAAAAGACCGAAACAAAGAGAAAGTCCGGACGCTTCTGCACCTCACGCGCCACTCCATCAGGCTTCCAGCATCGCTCATCTACTCCCAAAGGGAAGAGCCGCTTACGGGGGCGCACCACTTGCCGCTCTGCCGCCTCCAGATTCCACCGCGAAGGAACCAAAAGCATATCCACATTCTCACAAGACCGCGCCCAACCGCTTGGCACGCGCTCCGTCTCCCACATCGTCAAACCAATGCGCTTCCCCTGTGAAAATTCGCCCCAGTCCGAAAGCGCGTGGGGGTTCCCCATAATCAAGGTTGGAGCATTTTGTGATACTTTTGTCTCCTGAACCTGTACGATCTCCTGCTCCTGAAATTCAGGTAACTTCGTCGGAAACTTCGGAACCCAACCTCTCTCCACAGAGCCATCTGCCTTCAAAGTCGCCTCAAAGCGTCGCTCAATCTCGATCAGTTCCACGCTCATATTCACGCGCCGCGCCGCCGATAACAGCGCACGCCCTGCCTTCGCATAGCCCGAACGGTTATGCACGGGCGCAATCAACCGCAAAGCCTCCATCTCACGCCTCCTAAAAGATAAAAAAGAGGGGACTCCTCCACAAAAGCAGAGAAGCCCCCAAAACACACCCTCTCACACCGACGAACCCTAAGAAGTGGTCTGATCTCCCGGAAGGATCAGGCGCATGATGTTCGTCCCATCACCATATACATTGAACTGAAATTTCGGAATCACGAAGGTATTCAGTTGCAGTTTCAGGTCTGCCGAAGTGCAGACACAACCCCACAGGTAGATTTCCAAATCCGATCCGTCCGAAGGGGACTTCAAGTGCAGGTCAAACCGCACAGGCTCATCGTTCACCCCAATGTTGTAGGTCGTCTTACCCGAAGCAAACGAGGGAGCCGTACCCCCACGAAGCAGATAGTACTGCCTCATGCGTACCTTCGCGTGTTCTGCCGTGCCAGAGACCTTATGCTCTTTCACAGCAACCGCTTTCGCCGTCAGTTGGTCGGGACCCATCAACTCCTCCAACGCATACTGCGACGTTATCTCCACATTCTGTAACTCCCCAAAGGGAACATCGTCCGTCGCACCACCTAGCCGCGTCCCAAAGAGATAGGCTTTTGCAAAGACCACACCACCCGGATTGATGATTGAACTCATCGCGTCTCACTCCTTTCGCGCCTAATAGCGCACCTCAAGAAACTCATATCGAACCAAACCAGCCCACGCATGAAGGCTCGGATCGTAAACGACAGCAAGCGGACTAAACGCCTGCATAGCAAACAGTTTGCCACTCTCCAAACTCAAACCGCTCACCACGCCCCGCCGCGTATCTAACAGCAGTTCCATACACTCCGCAATGTCGGTAATGCGTTTCGCGCTTGTGCCGTCCTCCCATATCTCAAAATCGTAGAGAACGCGCTCCACTGCCCCCGTCTCCTGCTGAAAACGACGATCCGTAGAGCCGCCCGAAGGGCGAAACGTAATACACGGATAGAGCGGCAACGGGTTGCCAGAACCATCAAAAGCCTGTGCGGAACTCTTATTACCAAAAAAGACCGCAGGCGCGTCACTCTCCGTATCTAGCCCCAAAAGAGTCGCTAACTCTGCCTGTGCCTCTCCTCCTGCCCCTGTCAAAGCCTCACTACCAGAGAGTCGCGCATATACCGCTTTAGAGAGAGCCGTACTCATACTGCCACCTCCTGCAACGAGTCTGAGAGAAGACTCCGTATCGCACCTTCATTCTGCGAAACTGCCTCCCAAAGCCATGCCCAACGCCCGTTTCGCGCCAGTTCCAAAAACCGCGCATAGTCCGTTCCCACTGTAAGAACCACCTCCAAGAGATCGCCCTTTAGCAGAACCTCCGCCTGCGTGCTGGCATCTGTGGCTCCCGTGCGTGACTGCCAAAAGTGGTGGGTGCGTGCATACTCTACCAAGAGATTCCCAATCGCCTCTGCGGTCGCGTATGCACGCTCCTGTACACGGATCTCCCACGCATCAAGCCGATCCAAAACCTCCTCAACACCTGTAAAGCCGCTCATGTCACCCTCCGCGTATCTATCTGAAGCGAGTGCGAATAGGCGCGAACAAAAAGCACACGCCACTCCGCCCCACCCTCTTCCTTCAGAACATCGTTCACACGCACATCGGGGTAGGTCGCTCCAAACAGGATAAAGAGGCACTGGTTCTCGGTACGCACGCCCGGGTTCGCCTCTGTGCGCCACCAAGACTGTTGCGAGTAGAGCCTCCTATGCGCCTTCAAGTCCGTCGCCACATCGCTATAGGTCTCCACCTTGCCCCCTGCACCATCAGAGACACGCCCCGCACGACGTACCGCAATCGTCACCCAATCGCTAGCCATATCGCCTCCTCTACGCCACTACCAGGCGCCGATAGTGCCGCACCGCCTCTGCATAGCCCCGCTCCCAGCCTTGAACCAACGAAGCAAATGGCTCCGCACCACTGCTCTGCTCTACATCGCCTTCCCGCCAACGCAGAAGCCCCCGTGAATAAGCCGCGTGAATCTGAGGAATCAATAGCACCGCCGCCTTTCCCAAAACCGCCTGCTTCACCGAATCCGGCAGAGCCGCCACACACCCCCACCGCCCTGCCACAGCGATAGAGCCACGTCTCCCCGATGGAACAGACACAAACTCCAGAGAGGTAATAGGCACTCCTCGCGCACCTGCGTTCTTCGGCATACAGAAGAAGTCCGTGTTCTCTACCTGCACTACTCCCGCAAGGCTCACACTGGTTAAGGTCATCAGACCACCCTGCAAGTCCAGAATGCAGGTCTCGTTCGGGTCAAAGTAGCGTGTGACATCTGTATTCTGTTTTAGAAATGGGAACCACCGTACCTCCTGCTCAAAACGCTCTTGCGCCGCACTGACGGCTCCTGCCAAATCCAAAAGCGTCTCCGTTCTACTCAGTGGAACTTCGAGAAGCCCACCAGCCTGCAAAAACGCCTCCAAGTCGTCTGCTGTCAACCAACTCATATCACAACTCCTCTCAAGAAAGCCCCCTAGCGAAGAGGGGCAGGGGGAAGAGTTATCTTCCCCCGTTCAAGCAGATGAGGGACTAGATACCAGTCACTTTGCAGAACGCCGCCGCGCGGTAGATTTCGAGGCTCAAACGCTCTTCAATGCGAATCGCCAACTTGCCCTCTGCGAAGTAGGTGCTGTGGCTATCCGAAATGTCAATGCGAAGCCCCTTCTTGCGGCTAATGTGCGAATACATGGCGAAGTCACCCACAAGAGCGGTTCCCTCTGTCTGAACCGGAGTCACAATGACAGGCTTACCCCAAATGCGATCAACCCCCTCCTCCGAAGAGGCTCCCCACAGATAGAGACCATCGCTTGTGGTAGCAAGGCGAATGCTCTGCCAGTCGTTCGGGTTCATAATGACCGCGTTCGGCTCCGCAAAACCGGTGTAGCGCACAAGGGTCATGCCCTTGAAGATGGCATCTTGTGGGCTGTCTGCACCTATTGCATGAGTCTGAACCCCGCTCTTGTTCATAAAACCAAGCAGGTTCGGAGAGCTTCCATCCCCGTTCAGAATCTGGTTCTCTTCGGTCAACAGCAACTGCGTGATAAGGCGGTTGTCAATGGTGGAACGCACCCCCGCAACGTCCTCAAGCAGCTCCTCTGTGACAGGAAGCAGAGCCGCCAACTTCTGCACTTGAGCAGTACGCTCGGTGAACACAAGTGCCGATTCCGGAATGGTTCCGCCTTCTGCCACCGCCGCAACGCCGTTGGTAAAAGTGGTCTCTTCCATGTACTTAACCACCGATACATCGGTTGGGTCTTGTGGAACATAGTCTGCCACCACAGGGCGACGATGGGCTGAAAAGACCACGCGATTCGTGCGCGGATTCGCAGGAGCATAGCCCGCACTCGTGCTCATCAAGGTCTTCAAATCGAGGTTTGAAAGTAGCGCACTAATCCCCTTTTTGTTCACCTGTTGCACGTAGTTACTCGCCTGCAAAAACTGCTCCGAGAGAGACTTGGCATCATAAGCCCCCTCCACAATTCCAGCCTCAAAGCGACGATCCAGACGCCCACCCTCCGCCTCACGATTCTGCTTAAACGCCCTATCGTAGGCACGTGCCGCCTCAAGATGCCCCTCCAAATCCTCCAACTCCTGAACGCGATCCCGAACCTCACCCAGCTCTCCCGCGCTCAGTTCGAAACTATCACCACCCATACCGTTGCGCTTGCCCGACTTTCGCGAATCGAAAATCTTCTGCAACTGCTCACGCTTCGCCGCAATCTCGTTTTGTAGGGCTACTACATTACTCATCGTTCTTCACTCCTCTGTTTTTAGGAAAGACGCACGCCCAAACGTCGCGCCTCCAAAGTCAAAAATCGTAGATACAACGCCTGTGCCTCAGAAGCGAAGCACACCTCTGGCTCCTTAGCCGCCGCCTTAAAGCCATGCAACGCAATCGCCGTTGCCCGACCTCGTGAGAACCCTCCTACCTCCCGTAGGAAACGCTCAAAGTCGCGCTCCGAAACGATCTCCCTCCGCTCCGACTTCACCCCCAAAATCTGCGTCATACGGTTTGCCGGAACCGTCACCGGAGAGACCTCAATCAGGCGAGCGCGGGTAATAAGCCGAGCCCCCTGTTTCGCACGATCAAGCTCATCGGGTTGTGGAGAGTATCCCACGCTCCGCCAGTAGGCACGTACCGCCTCCTGATCCCCCAAAATGCGCTTGCCAAACGTCTGAAAACCTATCGAAAGATGCTGAACCACACCGTCCTGCATAAGCGTTCTGCACTCGTGCGCCGCCAGCGTATCCGAAAGCGCGGCGCGAATCCAAAGCCCCTTACTGTCCTCTTTCGCCGCCACAGGACGCCCAATCGGGTGATCCCAATCGTGATTCATGCCCCCAATAAACCCCTGCGCCACAAACTCCGCCAAAGAGTCCTGAAAGGCACGTTCCGCAACAATATCTCCCACATCATCGAGATTATGACAACGGCTTGCATACCCCTCAAACTCACCCTCTGTCTCTGTTGTCGTCAGTTCACAGGGCAGAACTTTTCGCTCCACCATGGGCGTCTCCTTTCTCCACATTCGCAAAATAGACTCCCTCATCTTCAGGCAAGGGCGTGCGACCCACCAACCGCTTCCATGTCGCCCGATCCATCAAGCCCGCTTTCCAATCCTCGCGCAGACGTGTATGAAGCGCATCCTCATCAGGTATCAGGGGACGAATGGCAGAGACATCAAAATAGAGAGCCTGCTTCTCCCAATCCTCTGCAAACTCCGGTAAGAGCGCGTGTCCTAGCCCGCCTGCAATCAGTTTCAATAGCGGCAAAAGCGTCTCTTCCCAAGCCACCTCCCGCGCCTCACGCAGGTTTGCATACGTCTTCGAGAGTCGCCCCGAATGCAACCCAACCACCTGCGCCGGAACCCCCAGAGCGGCGCAAATATCTGCCTCTGAGCGATCCAACAGAGTCTCCAGTGCCAAGTCTTGCGGCGTCGCCTTCGGATAGTGAACCTCCACAGGCACATTCGTCGCCAGCACCCCACCCGCTTTGTCGCCCTGCGTCTTCGCCTTCCAAAGAGACGTAAGCTCCTCTAAGTCGAAGAGCGTGTTCGCCTCTTTCGGCGTAATAATGGTTCCCGCCGTCCCGAAATTGCGTAGCACATTCGCCGTATAGTTCGCCCCCTGATTCAGCACATACTGTTGCCTCTGCACAGAGACCAGTGGCGAAAGCCCATAGCGCGGATCATTCGGGTCAATCCCCAGTTTGAGATGCACAATATCCGCCTTTGGAACTCGCAACGTCACCCCATTTGCCTGCCGAAACTCCCAAAAATCGAAAGGCTCACGGCTATGCGCCTCTTTTCCCATCGTCACTCGCGTATGCGACAGCCAGCACAGCTCCACAGGAACTCCATCGCCATCGCGCTCCACACCCAAATAGGCGTTTCCACTCGCAAGCAGACTGGAAACAATACCCGCCATCAAACCTTGCCTATCCATCGTATGGTTCGGGTGATTCAACAACCTCAAAAGCGGATGCTCTGGCAAAACCTGTTGGCTTCCATCGCGAAAGAGCCGCTTCACCATCGGCTCCGCCTGATTCACATTCTTCGCAATCCAGCTCACACAGGCGTACCACGCCGCATTCTGGCTCGGCTCCCCTATCAGGCTATGCCAATCCACCACCGTCCCCACCACATCGAAAGATCGGCGTGGCTCCATTCTGTTTCCCGGAAGACCACTACCAGCCCAGTCTCCCCCACCCCAAAACGCCTTCAAACTCGCCTGCACTCGCGCACCAAAACTCTGTCTCATGCCCACCTCCCCACGCGAAACTGCGAAAGCAGATTAAACGCATCTGCCGCCGCGTCTACTTGGTCATCGTGTTGCCCCTTTGGAAAGGCACGCAACTCCTCCACAAAATCTCGGTTCCACGCCCCACGCACGAGGCGCACCATTCCCGCATTCACATAAGCACTCATAGGGTCTGCTCTCACCTCCTTTGCGCCCGTAGCACGCACCACATCCACCCGCCAGCCCGCCAAATTCCGCACAAAAGCACGCGCCGCATCCACCCCCGCACTGCCGGGGTCTTGCACTCCGCGCACACGGCAAGCCACACCATCGCGCACCGCAGTCTCCAAAATCTCACGGTTCCGCCTATCCGGGCTCCACTGACCACGCACCACATCTGCCACATAGTAAAGCCCCTCCGAATCGGGACCCGCCATCTTAACACCCGCCGTAAAGTCACCGCTTCCCTGCGTCGCCGCCTGATCCCATGCCCGACACATCAGCAAACCATCAGGAACCCGATCCACCGTCTCCAAGCGATCCACCTTAAAGAAGGCTCCACTGCGCTCTATAGGCTTGCCCTGAAACTGCCCCAACCAGACCGGCGCACTCTTCTGCATCTCTGCCAACCACTTCTCCGTCCAACGAGAGCAGAGTTTTTCGCCAAAAGGACGCCCCAAAGGGTCTTCCGCTTCTCCTTCCGAAATCGCCGCATAACGCAGAAGCTCCCATGCGCCCCCCTCCGAAACCAAACCCTCTTCCCGCATCAGTCGCCCCGCCAAGTCGTCTGTGTGGTACCGATGAAACATCACCACCACATTAGAATCGGGAGTCAAGCGCACCTTTGCCGCCTCCTCCCAAAACATCCAGACAGAGTCACGAATAACCGCACTCAAAGCCTCTTGCGGTGAAGCGTATGGGTCATCAATGGTGAGCATATCTGCTCCCTGCCCCACAAAGCCCGTCTGCAACCCCAACGCCTTGAGGCTCGGCTGTCCGTCCCTCTTCTTCAATCGCGCCAGAGTACTCCACTCCTCCTGAGAAGGAGATTTCTCCAAACGACACGCCTGCTTTGGAAACAGGTCACGATACATATCGCTCTGCATAAGGTCACGCCCCACACGGCTAAAGCGCGTCGCCTGCCCAATGTTGTAGCAAGCGATCTTGATCCGCATCTCCGGATTGCGCCCCAAAAGCCAAACCGGATACCTTTGCGAAAGAATAATGCTTTTTCCCGCCTGCGGAGGAGCGCAGATCAGGAGGCGTTGACCTCTCTCCTCTCGCAAGCGTTCCAGACGCGCACAGAGGTGTACCTGCCACGGCTCTAAAGTAAGGGAGGTAGTCAGTTCCACAAACTCCGTTAGAGAAAGGCTCTCACCACTGCCCGGCGTATACAACCTCTGTTCGCGCCCCCCAGACTCCCCAAAATGGAAGCCTGAAATATGAAACCCAACCCACTCTTTGGGAAGGTTGGGAAGAACCGTTTTCTTGCCGCCGCCTCGCACGCTTCCACGCCTCCTTCTCCCAAAAATCGGTAGCCCAAAACACAAAAAGCCCGCTCCTAAACACCACTTTTGCAGTGCCTAGAAACGGGCTTTCCAAAATGAGCCACGCCACTATTCGGTTAAATCAACCTCAATTCCGTGTGACAAATGTATTATACAGCACCTTCTTGTATTTGTCAAGTCACCCCCATCCACCCGCAGGGCTTCACAACACACCTTCCCAATTCAGAAAACACCTGCCATAATAGAAGGGAACGGAAGTGACCCATGCCCACTCTAAAAATCACCTCTATTGGAAGTGCAACGGGTATTGTGTTGCCTCCAGAGATACTAGAGCGTCTCCACGTTCAGACGGGAGACAGCCTCTACGTCTCAGTCACTCCACAGGGCATTGAACTTATTCCCGCCCCCACAGAGTTTACGGCGCAGATGAAAATAGCGGAGCAGATCATGCTGGAAGACGCCGATGCTCTCAAAAGACTCGCTGAGTACGGAAAACCAACTGGCAATCTGGCTTCGTCAGAGAGTTTATCTCCTTTCACAATAGACTACGAACCTATCCTCCTCAAACAAAAAGCCCACTCCTAAACATCTTGTTTGTAGTGTCCAGAAATGGGCTTTCCAAAATGAGCCGCGTCGCTATATTACTTTGACTCACGTTACGCACGCTCTCAGAGTTAGGGCTTGTATTACCTCTCCCCCTGTCCCCCTCCCCTAAGAAGGGAGGGAGAATGGTACACAAACGATGTGCCTCCAACGAGAGGGAGAGACTTCGTAATACAGGGCATTGAACCCCTCCGAAGGTGGGGTTTCGTAAATAGAGCGTAGGGTTTTCAACCCTATGCGATTCGGGTATTGCGTAACGTGAGTTACTTTGAGTATGATACTCCACCTTCCCGTATTTGTCAAACTGCACCCTAACAGAGGCTACCCCTCTTGTTTTAGGTTCTGCTGTTCTACCGCCTCCTGCTCAGGGCTTTGTGCAGGTTTCAGCAGATCGTCTTCCTCCACCACAACACCTTCTACAGGCAAAAGCAGGTCTTCCTCGTTGGTTGTAGGCTTAGAAGAGGGGCGCAAAAGCAGAGAAGGCTCTGGAGGTTTCGGGGCTGATTTGAGTTTAGAATAGGTGCGTTGTGCCTCTGCCTTAACACGGTTTGCCTCTTCGGCTCTTGAGCCATGAAACGTATATTGAATGTTGTATACAAGGTCTTTGTAGGCTGTATCCCCTACTCTCTCCGCAAGGCGCAACATCGCCAAACAGACAGAAACATCATAATCCGAGCGTGGCACACCGTTGGGCATCTCTTCTCCAGCAGGTTGCAGAAGAAAAGCACTATGCGTCTTAAAGAGTGTAAGCATCTGTTGCCGAGCCGATTGAGGTAGCGCGAAATAGCGTTTCCTGTCTAAATCCTCCAAAAGCGATAAGAGAGGCTCCATAACAGACCCCAATAGTTCTGGAAACTCGGAACCCACACTACGCTTTAAGCGCAATAACCATTGTACTTTCGTATCATAGGGCACTTTGTTTGCCGTTTGAATCAAGCGCGGGAGTGCCACTGTAGGGCTGTCCGCGTGTAGAGAGGATTGCCAATGGGAACCTATTTTGGAACCAATAATATACAGTGCTATATACCCAAACACGGCGATGACCAAAACACTCTGCGGATAATCAAAAAGAATTAGAGGAATCTTTGTTGAAAATGCATCAATGCTCATAAATGCGCTAGAACCTATAAGAGCAAAAATCAAAGCAAAACCGCTAAGACAGCAAAAGTTCCCTTGCTTGATGTGCTTTTCGAGGCGACGAACATAGTAGCCTATTGCGTGGTCAAATATCGGAACTGCTGCCTCACCCATCTCTAGCAGTTCTGCCTCCACTGCGCTATAGGCTTGCTCATCTGCGTCTTTGAGCGCATTGAGATACGTTTTTTTGTTTAGCATAAGTACCTCATACCTGAATTGCTGTTCTTGGAGCCTATCATAAATGATACTAACTCCGCTGATAGACACATCGTATCCAAAGCCTTTCTCCCCCGTCAGACCTTTAAGAGGAGAGCCTCTCCCCCTTAGTTGAGGGGGAGACACAGAGGGGGTGGGTGCGAAGGAAAACAGAACTATTCCACAGGAGTTGGTATGAGTACCTTCAAGCCCTCTTCGTAAATAGAGGTAGTGCCAGCAGAAGAACCAAAACATTTGTAACAAATATCTTGAAATTATTGTCCTACGCGCATATAATACAAACTACCTATGTCGCAATCGCTGGCTATGTTCCTGCGGAGATTATATCCTAATGCAAACAAAAAGTCTATTCCTCATAGCGCTCTGTTTGGTGCAGACGAGTGTGCGTGCAGAGAAGCCTGCCCAACCCTCTGTACTGCCCTCTCCTGTACGAAGCCTCAAAGCCGAGCCAAGCACCATAGAGATACGCGGAGCCCGCTCCATAGGGCGTGTTCTCGTCACGGCACAACTCGCAAACGGCTCACTACGCGATGTAACGCAACTTGCAGAGATAACTCCCGCAGACTCCAAAGGTATAAAAGTAGAGGCAGGAGGCGTCTTGCGCCCGCTCAAAGAGGGAACCTATCCGCTTAACCTCCGTTGGCAAGGCAAAACGACACGCGCAAACGTTGTCATTACCGACCTAAAGCCCTCGCCCGTCAGTTTTCATAAAGACATCATTCCCATCCTAACCCGCTACGGCTGTAATCAAGGCTCCTGCCATGGGGCGCAGTATGGGAAAGGTGGCTTCAAACTCTCTCTTGCAGGCTATGATCCCGACCTCGACTACAACCAGATAGCGCGGCTCGTGCGCGGACGACGCCTTAGCCTCTCCGCCCCCGAAAAGAGCCTCCTCCTCACCAAGCCACTCATGCAAGTCCCTCACGGAGGAGGACGCCGATTAGAGGCAGATAACCCTGACTACAAGACACTAGTACGGTGGATAGCGGAAGGTGCACCGCCACCGCTTGAAAAGGACGCGCACGTCGTCAAACTAGAAGTCACTCCCTCCGAGCGTGTTCTTGCCAAAGGTGATCCTAGCCAAGCCCTCCTCGTGCGTGCTTTCTATAGCGACGGTACGAGCCGCGAAGTGACTGCACAAGCACGCATAAGTACCCTGAATGATGGAGTAGCAACCGTCACCCCGCAAGGAGTGGTCAGCCCCGTGAATCGGGGGCAAACGGCGATCATGGTACGTTATGGAGGGCAAGCCGCCATTGCCACCATCATCGTACCTTTTGCACGCCTCACCCCAAAACAGATGGCGCAACCGCTTCCTCCAATCGGTGTAGACTACTGGATAACGCGCAAACAGAGACAAGTGGGCTTGCTTCCCTCACCACTTTGCGACGACACAACCTTTCTGCGCCGTGTGAGCCTCGATGTCATTGGAACCATGCCAACAGCGGAGGAGATACGCACCTTTCTGGCAGACAAGACACCCAACAAACGCGAGAAATGGATTGATGCGCTTCTTGCACGCCCAGAATATGCCGACTACTGGACACTCAAATGGGGCGACCTCCTGCGTAGCAACCGCACGAACCTAGGTCCCAAAGGAATGTGGAGCTTCACCAACTGGATTCGCTCCCAACTCCAAGCAAACCGCCCTGTAGACCAGTTCGTCCACGACCTCATTTTGGCGCAGGGAAGCACCTTCACCCAAGGACCCAGTAACTTCTACCGCGTGGCAAGCAACCCGCAAGACCTTGCAGAGACAACAAGCCAAGTCTTTCTAGGGGTACGGCTCCAGTGTGCGCGTTGCCATAACCACCCCTTTGAAAAGTGGACGCAGAAGGACTACTATCAGTTCGCCGCCTTCTTTGCGCGTGTGGGGCTCAAAGGAAGTAACGAATTTGGTATCTTTGGCAACGAGCAGGTAGTACGCATCAACGACTATGGCGATGTCTATCACCCAAAAACAAACAAAAGAATGTACCCCACTCCATTGGGGGTACAGCTCGCGGCACTGCCCGAAGACAAACAGCCCAACCCCGATGCAGATGGTGACCGAAGAGCAAAACTCGCAGAATGGCTTGTAGGAAAAAACAATCGCCTCTTTGCACGCAATATCGTCAATCGCTATTGGGGCTACCTCATGGGAAAAGGGATAGTAGACCCCATAGATGATCTCCGAATCACGAACCCACCTAGCAACCCAGAACTGCTAGACTACCTTGCCGATGCCTTGATAAAAAACAACTTCGACCTCAAAAAACTGATCCGCACCATCACGCTCTCAGAAGCATATCAGCGCAGTTCGGAGTCCACACCCACAAACAGATACGACACACGCTTCGCCTCCTACTATATACCCAAACGGCTCCCCGCAGAGGTGCTTCTCGATGCGATTGACCACGCCTGCGGCACACAAGAGAAGTTTCCGAGCCTGCCACAAGGAACCCGCGCCATTCAACTGCCTGACCCATTAGTTGGCTCCGAGTTTTTGGACACCTTTGGCAGACCAGCACGCCTCATTGCCTGCGAATGTGAACGCATGGCAGAGCCGAATATCTCCCAAACCCTCCGCATGATGAATGGCGAACTGGTGAACCGCAAAACCGGGCAAGGAGACGGCAGAATCGCGAAACTGGTGCAGGCAAAACGCAACGACGAAAACTGCATCGAAGAGATATACTTGACAGCACTCGGACGCCTGCCAACCCCCAAAGAAAAAGGCATAATAAAAGGGGTGTTGACCTTCTCAAAAGACCGAAAAGCGGCTTTTGAAGATGTACTCGTAACGCTGATAAACAGCAAAGAGTTTCTCTTTAACCACTGATGTTACGCAGTACCTGTACCGCATAGGGTTGAAAACCCTACGCTCTATTTACGAAACCCCACCTTCGGAGGGGTTCAATGCCCTGTATTACGAAGTCTCTCCCTCTCGTTAGAGGCACATCGTTTGTGTACCGTTCCCCCTCCCTTCTTAGGGGAGGGGGACAGGGG